GGAATGATCTCAGTTCCTGCCCGTGGAGCCTGCCAGGGGCAGATCCAAAGGATGAAGGATGAAGGATGAAGGATGAAAAAAAGCCAGAGCGGCTCACTGGCCTTCTTCCTTCTTTTTTTCATCCTTCATCCTTCATCCTTCATCCTTTGCATTGTTGGGGGTTCAAGCAATCTTTGCCTCGCAGCGCAGCCCCTCGGCGCGGAAGCGCTCGAGCAACTCCACCTGTTCGGTCTCGTCGGCGCATTCGATCAGGACAAGGAAACGGTCCGGCAACGCGGTTGGTCGAGTCGGTCCTTCTGTCTGGCGCGCGTTGTCCAGCGCGGCGCGGCAAGCTTCCGCGGAGACGGCCACCGTCTGCCAGAGATTGTGCAGGGCTTCGGAATCGGTCGCCACGGAGCCGCGCAGCTCGTCCAACCGGGTGGTATCGTAACCCGCCAACGCCGCCAACGGATCGAGGGACAGCAGAAGGGCGCGGGCCTCGGCGTCGTTCACGTCCAGCACTTCCACGTCCACTTCCATGTCGGGTTGCAGGTCGCGGCGCAGATGGCCATCAATCAGCTTGAGCCTACCGTCCGGCTGCTCGTAGGCCAGGAGCGAGCGCGCGAAACCGATCTGCTCGTACAGGTCCGCGAGGGCGGCACGCTGAGCCTCCGGATGCGTGCGGGGATTCAATTCGTGCGGCAGCAGGTCGCCAGCCCGAACGCGGCGATGGCCCTTGATGCGATTGCGGATAATGGAATCCATGGTGAGTCCCGTATTTTCTTGTTAGCCCAGGCCTTCAGGTCTGGGACAAAAGCTCTCCAAAAATCCTTTTGGGGCTTCAGCCCCTCGGGGAGGGCTTTAGCCCTTGACCGCCCGGTCGGGGGCGTTACCCAGCAATTCGCGCAACAGCCCCAGCAGCTCCTCCTGTTGCCGCTGCTGTCCCAGGGCATCGCGCAGCAAGGCCACCAGCGGCGGCGGGTTCGTGGGGGATGGACTTCCATTCGGCGTCAGGCCCGGGATGGCAATTCCTTTGGACTTCAGGTAGTAACCCAGCAACAGGCTGAGGATGCCAATGATGAGGTGCCAGATTTCGGGATTGAGCGGCGGCATTATTTTCTCCGGGTCAGAACGAGGACAAGGGCAACGAGCAACATCCAGACACCCGCCGGGACCGATTCCAGCAATGGTTTCCCAGCCGGTCGCGGCTCCGGCTCGGGTTTGGGCGTTGGTTGTGGCCGATAATTCGGGTCCGCTTGCCGAACCGCTTCGCGCAGCCGTTCCGGGTCGGCGTCGCCCAGCTGGCAGTACAGGACTTTCGCCCGGCCTTGAGCATTGGGCGGCGTTTCCAGAAAGACGGCCAGGTCCGGTTGCTTCTCCAGCTTGTCGAGATTGAAAACGGCCGTGGCCCAGTGACCGGGCGGATAGCATTGCACGAGCAGACCGTCTTTCAGGGAGCCGAGGTTGTCGAGGACCGCCCGGCATTGGGCATCGCTACCGATCACGGTCAAGCGCGGCTTGTGCGTATCGTCGCTCAGGCTGCCGCCCGCCGCGATGGCCTGGAACGCCTCACGGGCCGGCACTCGTCGGCCATTGATCGCGTAGGTCGGTTCGCTCGCCAGATGCGTCAGGTCGATGCCATAGTTGTCCCGGGCCGCGATCCGATGGGCCGTTTTTTGCCGATACTTTTCGGGAGGCGGGGGCGGTTCCACCGGAGGAATGGTCTTCGGTCCCCAGGTGCCATCCCGCCGCAATTCACGATAGAAGCCATCCGCGAAACTGTAGTTCCCCAGTTGCCGACCATACTGGCAGAGCGCGACCTGGGAATCGTCACCCGGCACTCGGTACCATTGCGGCTTCTCCACTTCGCCGCGCCCGGGCGAGTCGTTGATCCGGGGAGGCCAACCAACTGGCTGACAACCGCCGGCTCCTCAGCCGAAACCCGCCACGAAGGGGCTTTCCCCGGCTGGAACGCTGCTGGGAATGGGCGGGGGCGGGGGAGCGAGCAGGATCACGCACCAGCCGCCGCCCATCATTTTCCAGCGGCGCAGAAGCTCGTCGCGTTCCATCCACTCCAGCTGGTCGGGCTTCGGAAAGTTGTTGTCGAGAATGCAGGCCCATTTCGGTCCCAAATAAACCAGACAAACCATGTGGGCAATTGGCCCGCCGTAGCGCTCGGAGTAGCCGTAGGTGATGCACGGCATCCGGCCGGTTTTCAGGGCGAGATCAAGCAGCGCCGGATCGCCGCCGGTGTGCTGCACGTACTGTGGCGTCGGTAATCCTTTGGACTGGGCCATCCGGGGAATCATCTGGTCCACCTTGGCCGGATAGCCGCCGCCGGGATAGTGGGTCATGAAGTCGCGGAAACCGATCAGGGCGGTGCAGTTCTGCCAGCGGGCGGCCATGTCGAGACTGGTGAAAACGCACAGCCCGCTGCCGGTCCCCGGTCCGCCGCGGCCATCGCTGCCGCCCTTGTTTTTCAGCATTTCGCTAGCCGGCAAGTCGCAAGTTATTTCCGTGCCATCGGGATGGCGCGGCCCGCCAATGGTGGCACGCTGAGCCTGGGCCGCGGGAATCAGCCCGCAGACGGCAACAATCCACGGAAGCCAATTCATGAGGTGACTCCTTGGAGATAAATCATGGTGGGTCGTCTTTTCCGAGCCGCGCACGCAGCGAGTCTTCGAGCGGAGTAAGCGGCCGCGCGGGACAGGCCGCTTACTCCGCTCCGCTGCGTGCGCGGCTCGGACAAGGCCGCTTACTCCGCTGCGTGCGCGGCTCGGAGAAACCGCCGCCTTAGACGTTGGCGGCCTGGCTGGTCGAGGTGGGATTGTTGCGGCGGCAGTAACACGCCTTGCGCGCGTAGGCCGTGCCTCGCCCTTCGATTTGCACGTAATACACGACGTATTGCAGACCGCTGCGGTCGGGAACGTAGAACGAGGGTTGCGCGCCAGAGACGTCGTGCAGGTCCACCGTCGGATCGATCCAGATGACGTAGTCGTACGGATCGGTCGGTTTGATGTTGCGCCGACGGGGCTGGAGATAAATCGGCAGACCGGCCAGGTCGGGGGCGGCCGGCGGGGCATTGGGAGCGATGTACACGTCAGCGGTGGCGTTGGCGCCGAGAACGGGTAGTGGTCTGGGCATGGGCTATCCCTGGTCGGTGGCCACGGTGAAACGGCGATAGGGAGCGAGCAGACGGGCGACGGGAGGCGGTGGTTCCCCTCTTCCACTGAACAGGACCGGCCACGATTGGCTTTGCACGCCGGTTAACGTCAACGTGCTGATGGCCGGATCGCGCTGGGTCTGAAAATAGGCGGCGGCCACCCATTCGGCACAGGCTTCCTGCACCGCTTCGGGCACGGTCACGTAACCCGCGGTGTACTGCACGCGGAAGTTATTGATGCCGACCGGCCAGATCAGATCTTCGGGATGGAGCAATTCCGGATCCGTGTAGGGGATGGCGCGCAGGAGCCAGCCGCGTGGATCAAACTGGTAGCCGGCCAGCTCGTACGTGTGCAGCTTGATCTCGGCAAATTGGCCGCGGGCGGTGAGCGAACCTTGCGAGGTCAGGCCATCGCCAAAGCTCGGCCCGACGTACAAATCGCCCGAGGGCCACAATCCGTAATCGCCGCTGGCATCGCCGACCACCTGCGCCGACCAGCCATTGCCCAGAGCGTTGACAGCACTGGCAAGAGCGTTGAGCGTCGGATAGGCGGCGTAGGTGAGGGAAACGTCGGTTGTTTTGACGCCGGAGGCCACGCGCGTGAGCGTCAAGCCCAGGTTGGTAATTTGCACCCGCGCCTGCTGATTGAGCGCCGTGTTGGTGTTGCTGATTTTCAGGACCGTCACCGGCCGATAGCGCACCGACTGGATGGATTGAATCGGATATTGCCGCAACAACAGCCGACGATCGCCGTTGCCGTTGTACAGCTCGTCGTAGGTTTTGCTGACGAAGTCCCGGCGACAGTACTGGGCGATCTCGTCCGAAATCGCGGTAATCAACGCGGTCAACAGGGCATCCTGACTGGAGTCCGTGATCGACTGAATCGCCAGTTTGGCCCGGGCCAGGGAAATCAGGTCTTTGGCAGCCATGAATTTTCTCCGGAGGATCGCTGGGGCTTGACGTCAATCAGGTGTCATCGACGTAAAGGTTGCCGACGCAGTTGAGGACGTTGCCGGCGTTGGTGGTCGCGGTGCAAATGAGGGTATAGGTCGCGCCCACGGTGCTGCCGCTGAAGCGGACGTTGGCCTTGCTGCCGGCCAGGGTCGCGTTGCCCACCTGGGTCAGCGTGCTCGCCGCCACCGTGCCCGGTTGCACGGCCGCAATGGTTATGGTGCCGCTCACGCTGGCCAGCGTTTCGCCGCCCGTGATTTCGGGGAAGTTGCTGAAATCGAAGGAATACAGTCGATTCTCGGCGCTGCGCTTGACCAGAGTGGTTGTCACGGCTCACCTCAAAGGTTCGGTCCAGACAAGGCCACGATTCTCTTCCGTCCAGCCATTGCCGCGCGCCGGTTCGGTGAAAACCAGGCCGCGCGTCGGTTCGGTCCACGTGCTGCCGGGTAAAACGACAACCGGAAGGAAACCCGGAAGCCGACGCCCCCGGCCGGCCAGAATGCTCATGGGCGGCCGCCCGAGGGTTTTAGCCCGGCGATGGCGTAACACCACGGGCCGAGCGGTTGCCGGGGCTGGCATGGGCAAGGCGTGCCGGAACTGCTTGCGCGAACGCCGCTGGGAGTGCCCCGCCATGAGACTGCCTCCGTTACTCTTCCACGATCAGCCGTACCGCGCCGCTGGTGCCGGCCGCGGCTGTGACCTGGATGCCGAACCACGTTCCCCCCTGGATGGGGACGTCTAATCCGTAAGGAGCCTGCCAGGTATAGCCGGTTTGTGGATGGACTTCCTCCGTGAAGATCACGTTCTTGGTGCCGGTTGGCTCGGCGGACAGGGCGTAATTGCCGGTTGTCTGTGGCGTTTCCGGGTCGCCGGGATTGAGCTTGTTGATGACGGCGCCCGTGCCGGTGCCGAGGCTGCCGCCGGAGGCGATGTTGTACGCCTCGACGCGGATTGGCTGGGCCGTGTTGCTGGTGCCAATGAAACTGATCGACCACTCCTTAACCTTCAGGCGCTGGTTGGCGGGCGCCTTGATGATGAGCATCGTCTTGGTGGTGGTCGAAAAAGCCGATTCGGGACACTGAACGCCGACAAGCAAACCTGCCATGAGCGATCTCCTTCGAGGGGATTACCAGGTGAAGACCGGCCGCGGTTCACGCGGCGGCGGTCGATTGGGTTGGTGCCGGGCGATGCGAACCGAGCCGGCCGCCGCGGAGCCGGCTCCCTTGTAGGTGCAGATCAGGGCGATCCACGGCCCGGTCGGATTGATCGTCCATTGCGGATTCTGGGTGGAGCCGTCCGTGATAATGCGGTCGGCCGCTTCGCCTTCCTGCCAGGTGGTGTTGTCCGTCTCGGTCCCGCGGGCCGTGAAACCGGTCGGCGTCGTGATCGTGGCCGTCGTGTTGCCCACGTCGGCGGCGTGCAAGGCGGCGACGTACTCGTTGAGCCAGGCCGGCGTCACCGAACCGGGGGCCGGGTTCGCGCTATTGCCGCTGGCGGTGTGCGTCTTGTCGAGGGGACTGGCATTGTCCAACCCCTGCACTTCGACCGCGCAGCACTCGATCGTGGCCAGGGCATCGGTGGTCACGGTCGGCAGAAAACCAGCGGTATTGACCGTGACGTTGGTCGCCCGGTAGAGCGCGCAAAACGTATGGTTGGTCAGATCGCGGACGACCTGATCACGGACGTAGGTGTTGCTGGGGCTTTGGTTGTCGGTGCAGCCGTTGGGCTGGCCGTTGCTGCCGGACCAGCCCCAGACCAGCACGAAGACCGTGCTGCCGGAACTTGGCTGTCCGGAGAAGGCCGCGGGCGTCACCGACGTCACGTTGGCCGCCCGCCCCTTGCCGGCCGTTTGCCCGATGCTGACCGCCATCAGCGGACCTCCCCCGAGACGCCGACGGTGACGGTGCCGCCGATGGTAAGCCGCGCTCGCACGTGCGTGGGATAATTGGCCGGATCAAGCACAGCGGACAACTCTCGCGCCGCCCCATTCTTCGAGCCACCGGTTCCACCAGGCGATCCGGCCCGCGCCAGCGTGGACCACGACGCGCCATCATCCAGGGACTGCTCAATGGCAAACGTGATCGACGTGGCCGGGTCCGTGAACAGACTATCCGCCAGAACAATGCGAGCCTCGCTTTTCCCGGCCGGCACGGCCAGAGACGGCGAAATGACGACGCCGGTTTGCGGAGCCGTCAGGATCAGGGTGGTGAGGGGCATGGTTTCCTTCGGAAAAGTGGTTTGTGGTCAGTGGTTAGTGTTTAGTAAAAAAGACAAGAAAACGGTGGTTAGTGGTTAGTGATTTAACTGCATGTCTTTACTAACCACTAACCACTGACCACTAACCACTTGTCTTTAGACCACCGCCTGATTGGCCGTGGGCCAAACGGTGGTGTCGTTCTTGAGGGAGGCGGGTTTGCGGATGGCTTCGCCGCCGAGGGCCAGGCCGGCGACCGGGATGGTGGGCGAGGTGCCGCCGATGGTGCAGATCACTTGCAGGCGGGCGTAGCGTTTGCCGGCCGACAGCATGCCGGCGCGGATTTCTTTCGTCAGGCCCGTGTTCTGGGCGCTGATGGTCAGGGCCGAGTCTTGCGGGCAGTTGGCCCAGGTGCTGTTGTCGGCGGATTCCTGAATCGTGGCCTGAGCGGAGCAGGTCGGCGCGGTGCCGCCAAACGTGCCCAGGTTGAAGGTGAACAGGGCGCGGCGACAGAGCTGCAGATCGATGCTGCCGCTGTTCAAGGTCGTGGTCGTGGTGAGCTGCTGCGGCCCAATGGGCGTACCGAGAAGGAGCGCTTGCGTCAGTTGTTCGGTATACATGGGGGAGGGCTTTGGTTGAAGAAAAGGATTCCCCGGGGCCCGCGCGGCGAGCGCCGGCGAGTAGCGACCCGCCGGCGGGCTTTGGGGAGAAGGATCAATTCAGGACGACGAACGGGGAAACTTGCGTCGCGGTGTCTTGCAACGTGATGGGCTTGTCGAGCCAGGGTTGGCCATCAATTCTTTCCACGATTCTCCAGGTCATTTGATTCTTCAAAAAATTCACGTGTTCCGACGCGGCGATTTCGATTTGGAGTCTATCGCCGATTACGTAAAACTGCGGATCAATCAACATCAGGTCGCCCTTGGTGCCGAGCGCGGGTAGTTTCTCGGTGCAGAACGCCGGTCGACCGAGCAAGGCCCAGTTCGGCGCCTTGGTGGCGCCGGCGTCGATGCTGATGAAAATGGCGCGGTTGGCCCCGTCCTTGAGCTGCAACAGCTGCGGAATGACGCTGGGGCTGTGGACCCAGATGGCGTTGGCCATCGAGCGCGGCAAGAGCTTGGCCCACATGGTGGCCACGTCCTGAAATTGCACCAGGTTGGCCGTTTGCCGATTGACGCTGACGGTGGCCGGGGCGGTCAGCAGACCCTGCGGTTTGCCGACGCCGTTGCCTTGCAGAAAGGCGTACTCCTCGAACCAGGCGATGGCCTGGCCGAACAGCGTGAACAGGAACTTCTCCAGGCCGAACGCCGCGTCCTGCAGCAGCACGTTGGACGAGACGCTGTAACCCGACAATTCGTGGGCTTTCAGCTCCATCATCTTGAACTGCGGCTCGGCTTCAGTGCGCGACTGGGCCTCTTCGGTCCAGTACATTTGCACGCCGCCGAAGAACGGGCTGACGCCGGCCTGCTGCACCGTGGTCACGTCGAGATAGGGGAATTGCAGTGTCGCGGAGGCCATCGGCTGCACGAAGGCCCGCGGCCGAATGAAGTTCGCCTCGCTGATGACGGCCAGGAGCTGGCGATAGAAATCGGGCGGGACGACGTAGCCGCCGGTGACGCCGCTGGCCTCGGCCAGGGCCGCTTTGACGCGGATGCCGCCCCGGTCCACCATGTAGCTGCCGTACTCCTTTTCCAGACGGTCGGCGTTGCGCGTGGCGACGGCCAGGCAGAAATCGCCGAAATTGTGGCGGACGTCGCCGGAGCCGCCCGCGCCGAAAATCAGTGGGACCGCGTGGCGGCGAGCCTGTGATTGGGCCTCGGCGAACTGCTTCAGGGCGGCGTTCACCAGCCCGTCGAGGGACCCGGTGAACTTCTGGAAAGCCGCTTCCAGGACGCGGGAGACGGCGGGCGTGAGAACGTCATCAGTTACGGCGACGGCGTCGCCTTTGGCGATCAGGTCGCGGGCATCCTTTTCGGATAGATCGATGCGCTCGCCGGCCTTGCGGCCAAACGCGGTCGAGTCCTTGGTGAGCTGAACGAACATGGGAGGGGTTCTCGGGAGAATGCGGATGGGTGGGACGTTGTTCCGTCCGTCTCCGGGCCGCGCGGAGGAGGCGGGACGCTTGGGGTCGTCCTCGGCCAGGGGCGGCCTTGACGGTTTGGCGGGGTGTTTCTTTCTTATACCAAAAGGAGGGCGTTAGGAGAAGAGGAGTTTTTTCGGGTTTGGCGAACGGCCGGCGTTAGCCGGCTGGCGGAGCGTTACCAGCCAAAAGTCTCGACCAGCCAGCTAACGCTGGCCGTTCGCCGAATCACACCCGGCCGCGCACGCGGTCGAGATGGTTCTGCAAAACCCGACAGGCCACCGCGTCGAAATCCAGGGCCTCAATGCGGCGGCACACCGCTTTCTCGATTTCCTCCAGCGGCGTGAACGGGATGACGGCAGTCGATTCCTCTGGCCGGAAAAGCGTCTCGTCCAATCCCATGACGCGAAGCAACTCCGGCGGAATGGCGACTTGCGACTTGCTGACCGCCTCGACCACCGCATTTTGTTGAGCGGGGAGGAACGTACAGGCGTATTCCAGCAGCACCCATTCGTCGATGACCAGGGTGACGTCCTCCCAGCCGCGTTGGCGGCGCTCCTCCGCCGTGGGGGCGTGGACCTTCGTGGGCAGAAAGCCGATGGACTTGCCGCGCAACAGGTCCGCCTGCACCAGGGCGAACGCGGCGTCGGCCGGCCAGGTTCCCTGCCAGTCGGCGGGTCGGGTCGGATACTGCGTCTTGGCCTTGATGCCGCGGCGCTCGCCGTCCCGGACCACCTTGCGCCACAGCGAGCGGCCAACCGGCGGCAGGTGGTAAGCGTGCTGCATGGTGACAATCGGGTTGAGGCGAAACTGACTGTCGTTCATGCCGCCAGCCACGACGACCTCGTGAGTGCGGTCGGGGTCTTCCGTGGAGATCCACGAAACGTCCGAGCGCTCGCCCGGCAGGACCTCGCTGGGTCCCTGGGCCATGATCGTCTTGCGATAGCGGTAGGCTTCCTCTTTCGGCAGGGCCTTGAGCAGGGCATCGACCGCGAAGGCTTGCCGATCGGTGAGGGGAAAACCAAGCGGGCCTTCCGCGGGGCCGTAGTGCGATTTGAGGGCGGGGGGCATGGAACTCTAGGTGGTTAGGTGGTTAGGTGGTTGGGTGGTTGGGTGGTTGGGTGGTTGACAGGGGAATGACCCGAGTTTTTAACCACCTAACCACCCAACCACCTGTCGTTTATCGTTCAATTTGCACTTTCGGGAGGGCCTTTCGCAATTCCTGCACACCGGCTTCGGTTACTTCCGTCAGGCCCAGGGCCAGTTTTTCGAGTTTGGTCAGCCCCTTGAGGTTGGCGAGGCCGTCGTCGCTCACCGACGTGCTGGCCAGGTCGAGCGTTCGCAGCGCCGTCAGGCCCTTCAAATGGACCAGGCCCCTGTCGCTTACCTCGGTCAGGCGCAGGGTGAGAACTTGGAGGTTTTTCAGGTCTTTCAAGTGAGCCAGGCCGCGGTCGTTGGTTTGCGTGCTGCTCAATTCCAGGGTTTCCAGCTTTTTCAGGTTTTTGAGGTAGGCCAAGCCCTTGTCGGTGACTGCGGTGCCGGTCAGGTCGAGATGGCGCAACTCGGTCAGATTGGCCAGGATTTCCAGGCCCTTGTCGGTCAGATCGGTGCGGGCAAGCGTCAGGGTGCGGACCTGGGGAAACGCCTTCAGCACGGTCAGCCCCGCGTCGTTGACGCGCGTGTTGCGCAGATGGATGGTGACGACGGGTTTGCCGGGAGCGTTTTCGTCAATCTCCACTTTGCCGCCTAGCTTTTTAATGAAGGCAATGGCCTTGTCCGGATCAACCTTGTCCTGAGCCGGTAGGCAAACCGGAATCAGCAACAGCGAGAAGGCCGGGACGAGAAGGAAAGGCAGACGCATGCGAGGCTCCTCAAACGGCCGGTTCACTCGTTTTTGAGAGAGGAATCCATCCCTAATGCCTTCAACTGTTCTTCGGTGAGCGGTTGTACCTCGTCAGCCTCTTGAAGGCTTGCCGCCCATTCCCCCCCACCAAACAACAGGCAACGATTCTTCAATTGGGATTTCGGTTCATCAAACCAAGCAACGAACCATTTATTCTCTTTGGTACGCCGGAGAACCCCAACTCGTGACGAGCTGATCCAACGAACCTTGGCATGGAACTGGAACTGGTCCTTAGCGAGAAAGCTGACGACACAGTTCTTCGGATGCATCGTGAACGGCCCAACCTTACTGAGCAACCACGGCATTACGGCCGCCCCTTGGGGCTTTTCCGCAATGAAGCAGAGAAACGTTGAGCCTGGTGGAATGTCCCGTACGCTGACGTTCACTTCGTCGTAGGGGTTGAAGTAGAGATACAGACAATAAGCAAGGACCAGGCACGTGGCTAACGCCAGCAGACAGCCCCAGTTTGCAGAACGACTCGGCCGGTCCGGCAAATCACTCAAGGCTTAATACTCCAACGCCCAACCAGCCGACTCCGCGGCGGAAAAGCGATTCTGGTCATGCAACCAACCGTCCCAGTTTATCAGAGAAGATTCGATACTCACTACTCGCCACTCTTCTCCGGTCGGCGATTGCGTCCGCTGCCGGGCATCTCGGGGCGGCGTGGTGCGTCGGTGCGGTCCCACGTCAGCGGCAGCCAGGGTACGTCACCCCACGGCACCGGCAGCAAACCCTGGGCGCCGCGCACTTCGTTGATGGTCACCACGCCATATTTCAGGTCCAGCTCGCGCTCCTTCGCGGACATTTCGCGGTTGACCGGAATGGGGTCCTCGCTCGCCAGGAACAATCGGCCCGTTGGATCGAACAGCGGCACGAGCTGCTCGTTCAATTTCTCGTCGCGGCGGCGCAGGCGCGGGCTGATGGCCTTGGCCACGTGCTGATGTTCCGCGGCTTGCAGGTTGGCGAGATTGGTTTCGCTGGTGAGAAAGGAGAGCGGCACGTGAAAGGCGTTGGCCACGTCCTCTTTCGTGGCCTTGACGTCGGCCAGGAGGGCGAGGTCGCCCATCGAGTGGTCGAGCAACTGCACCTTGAGGCCGCTTTCCGCGACCACGACCCGGCCGCTGCCGCCGCGGCGCAGCTTGGCGTTCCACTGCGCTTCCAGTCGGTCGCGCTCTTCCTCGCCGATGACCTCGTCGGGTGACACCAGGGCATCGGGGATGGCGTGATTCTCGAACTTGGCCTGCTTGAACGCGGCGAATTCGCTGGTCAACGTTACCTGCTCGAAGCAGGCCCGCAAGGGCGACAGGCCAGCTGTGTACGGATCGCGCGGGTCGGGATAGCGGAAGTGGATCACGTCTTCCGGGGCGAAGCGCTGCTCGCGAGCGCCGGTGCGATAGACGTAGGCATCGACCAGGCGCGGACTGTTCGGGTCCCGGCTCGGCGTGACGTTCTGGCTGGGCAGCACCCAGATTTGCTCCGGCACGCCAAAGGGGCCGCGGGCCACGTACCAGTAAGCGGAGCCGTGGACCTCCTGATAAAGCGTGGTCAGCTCCCAGAGATCAAAGCCGTTGAGCAGGGGATTGGCATGATCGAGGAGCGTCAGCAACGGATGCTCGAGGACTTCCTCCAACCGGGCGGCCTTGGTGAGGCGCGGCGGCAAATGCGGGAGGCTGCGCAACCGGCGCTCGACGGCCGGCTCCAGGGCGCGCGTACGGCAGCGGGCGACCGGTTGATCGGCAGCGGTGGCGACGTAGAGGCGCGGCGGAAAGGTCGCGCAGACGGCGGCGTTGATGCTGGCGCAGGTCCAGGCGGTGCCCTTCAATTCGGCCAGCAATTCGTTGGGCGTGGGATTACGGCTCCGGCGATAGCTATCCACAAACGCGGTGCCGCTCCACTGACCGCCCGCCAGAACAGCGGGTTGCGTTTTGCGGGCCAACCAACGAGCGAAACGATGTAACAGATTTTTCATGGGCAAGGCAAAAAAGGATGAAGGATGAAGGATGAAGGATGAAGGAAGACGACTATTATTGGGTGCGATTGCACGTTAGTCCTCGTTCCCAGGTTCCGTTTGGGACCGCGCGATTTTGAGAGGGTCGCTCGGCATTCGGGAAGAATCTTTTTTGCGGAGCCGGGCCAGGAAACGGGCATCCAGGCGGGCGATCAGATAGCGCAGGGCGCCGAGGGCGTGATTGTGATCGTCTACCGGGTCTTCGCCGAGGATGGCGCGTTCCTGGGCCGAGGGATAGCGATACAGAGAGGCTTCCGCGATCAGGTTGGGGCAGGCGGAAGCGTGGATTTTCAGGCGACCGGTGCGGAGGCGAGTGGTCACGGCGGCGATGCCGGGGCGGATCTCGTTGACGCCACGCAGGACCGTCAGGCCGGCGGCCCGCAATTCCTCGATTTCCGTGCGGCCGGCGGGGTCGGCATACCACGTCACGCCGGGAGCGTGTTGCTTCAGGAAATCGCGATGCTCGTGCAAGGGGATTTCCCGGCCATAGCGCTCGCCGGCAATCCAGAGCACGTCGTCGCCGTCGAGCACGCCCCAGAGCGCGGCGAAGGGATTGCGCCAGCCGAAGTCGATGCCGCCCACGCGCCGGCCCTGCGGGTTGGGCCAGGAAGAGACCAGGCAGGAGGGAAAATCGGGATAAACCAGACCCTCCAGGGCTTCAAAGCTGCACTCGTATTCCTGGCGCACCCACGAGTCGCCCAGGGCGCGGCGTTCTTCCGCGATGAAGTCCGGGGTGATGCGCGGACAATCGCGCCAGGTGATGCAGGTCCGCCGCCAGGGACCGCTCCCTTGCCATTCGCGCCAGAAAAAGCCGCGCCGGCCAAACGGTGTGGACAGGCAGACCAATCGACCGCGGCTGACGGCCAGCATCGGCCGCACGGAGAAATAGAGCGCATCCGGAACGCGGGCGGCCTCGTCGATGACCAGCAGGCGGGCGCCCGCGAAGCCCCGCAGCGTCCCTTCGCGGCCAGGCAGGGCCAGCACTCGGCCGCCGTGCGCCAGCTCCAGGGCGTGCTGGGTTTGGCGCACGGCCGGGACCGGATCGCCGAGCGCGTGGTAGCCATCGAGCACCTTGCGAAACAGTTCGCCGGATTGCCGCTGGCTGGGCGACAGGATCAGCACCAGGGCGTCGGGACGGCACAGGGCGGTGTGCAGGGCGAGGGCGGCCACGGTGGTCGATTTGCCACTTTGACGGGAGCAATTGAGGAGGACCTGGCGTTCGGTCGAGAGCAGCAGGTCGCGCTGCCACGGATCGGCGGTCAATCCCTGGGCACGCAGAATGCGAGCGGGGTCGAGGGCAACGGCGATCAGGGAGACGGGTGACACAAATCCGAAGGTAACATGGACCAT